CGTTGTCAGCGTCACACGCGCGCCGCCGCCCGTGCTGCCCGGCGTGCTGGCATCGCCAACATCAAACGCAACATCCGCCAGCCTATTGGCCGATGTATTGCCCATCGTGTCGATTGCGATGAATTGCCGGCCGCGCCAGTCAGGCAACGTGAGAGGCTTGCCGGCATCCCAATCCGCCGCAGCGCTTGCGCCGCGACCGCCGATGACAGGGCAGATCGTGTCGTTGTAGCGGCCCCACAAAACCAGAAACAGCGATTCGCAATCTGTATTTGCCCGCTCGGACGCACCGGACAATGCAGAGCCGATGGTGCGGGCATTCGCGCGGACATAGCCCGAGCGCGCGCCGCTGTAAGGCTGCGGATCAATATCGCCGGTCTGCCTCAGCGCGGTCGGGTCAACCGGCACTTCCGAGCCGCCGCCCCCGCCGCTCGGGCCTATGATGGGCAGCGTCGTCAGGTCTTCGAGCGTGACACCATCGGCGGTCGTGATGCGCAGCCGATAGAATTCATCTTCCTCATCGAGAAAGATCGCGGGGAATACACCGAAGGCATTGGCCTGCACCGGATTGGCGTGGGGCGTTCCAAGTCCGTAATCCTGGAAGACCGTGAGCGGCGTGAGCGTGTCTGCGGCATAGAAATAGGCGCGGGCACCCGGATAGGGCTTCCCGTCTATTCCGCAACGCTGCTGCAAGCTGATCGGTGCGTAACCGGCCATGTTGTTGTCCTGAAAAAGAAAAAGCCGCCCGGTTGAGGGGCGGCCGAGAGATTGGCGGCGGGGCTGTAATCGGGCTATGCTGCCCTTACGGGCAGGGGAGGGGCGGCATGTCTTTTGAGATAGACATCAAGGGAACTGACATTGAAATGATGGCGGACCGCCAGCACGTCGCTATTTTGGCGACTATCGTCACTTATGATGTGCAGGGCCGCCCAGCGCGGAGCAATAAAAGAATCCGTCTGGGAATAACCCCGAGTCAGGCAATGGTAGCTCTCTCTCAACTATCAGCCATTCAGAGCCGCTTTGATTGGCCAGTACCAGCCCGAGCCGAAGGAACATTCGTGCCGCCCGATAGCGAAAAGCACTAAGCATGTCTCTTGATCCTATCCGTCACGGTGAAGTCTATCAGCCCGGCGAAGAACCGCCGGAAGATGGAAAGCGGCAGCCTTTCTTCGGTCCCGGTATTTGGAGCTTGTTATTCTCAATAGTCGTGATCGCCGTCATGCTTTGGTCTGGCATTCCTCAGGCGATCGGAGACATCGCCGGCAACATCGTCGCATCTATTTTGCGATAGCCGGTCGCTGGATTGCAGCCTCTCGCCCTCCCATGCTGGCGATAACCCTCTGCAATCCACCCGGCGGCAACATTTTCTCGATCTGATCCAGAATAGCGGCCTGCTTGGCAGGCTCCGTTGACGAGAGAATATCCGCAAGACGGTCAGTCGTTTTTTCGTTTATGCCGCCTGCCACACGCCTGCCAATATTCTGAGCCGCAGAAATGGCACCGCCAATGCTCCCGCGGGCCGCGCCAACCAAATCCTGCACCAACCCAACGTCATTCGCCTCAACGGCCTTATCGACAGTGTTGGAGCCGCCCTGAATCTGCTGTCCGCGCTTCAGCATGAGATATTCCCGCATCATGTCGGCCTTGAACTTCTTTGCCGCATCGGCGCTCGGGAAAATGCTTTCGATGATCTTCGAGGTTCTATTGCCGTAAATCATCTTGGACAGCTTCGAGGCCGTCATGGATGGATCATCGAATGTGTCCCTGAGCTGACGGGCCATGCCAAGGCGCGCAACCTCACGTTCGGCCGGCGTCATTGCCTTCAGCTCGCGCACCACTAGTTCAGGGGCGTTACCCGGTCGCAGCAATTCCCGCCCTCTTTCAAGCGCATTCTGCAACTGCGCCTCGGATGAGAATGCCTCCCGCGCGGCGCGATATTCCGGCACTGCACGATCCACTTCACGGACAAGACGATCCCTCATCCCAACCAGGATGCGAACTTCGTTGTTCTTCCCATCCCGGCTCGCAGTCTCGATCATGTCATCAAAGCTTCGCTTGATGAGATCAAGCCCGCGCACATCGGCCGCAAACTCAACGCCTTCATTGGCCGACAGCTTCTGTGCATTTCTGATTGCAGTTTGCCCGGCCGGGGTTTGCAAGACCGACCGTATAACCGGCGTATCCGGTGCCGCCTTCGCATAGGCAGCCTCATATAGTGGTGCGGCGACTTCCTTGCGGCGAGCAACAACCCTGTCAAGCGTCGGATAGAATGCATCCGCATCGCCAAGCGCCGATTTCACGTTCTCCATAACCCGCTCTGGAGCGTCAAGACGGCGAGCTTCCAGAAAGGCATTGTATTTTTCGGAGCCGGCCCCCTTGCTGGTCGATACGGCCCTGCCGAGCCGCATCATGTTGCGACCACCAATATCGCCCAACGTCATGGGCGCCCCGACTTGCTGCGCGGCCTCCAATTCTGCCCGAGCGGCCGCGGGCGTGATGCCGTCTCTGGCAAGATCGCGCTGGATAACAGCAGCGGCTTGCCGGTCTGGATTTACTGCGGCTCGGATATTGCGAACAATTGGTGCGGCAACCGATCCACCTACCTTTATGGCTCCAGATAGGCCGGCACCTATGGCACCGCCTAACCCGGCACCCTTAGCCGCACCGACGGCACGATCCGTTAGATCGCCTTCGCTGGAGCCAAACCCATAAAGCCCGCCATAGGCGGCCGCCTGCCTGATTGCACCCGGAATTTTATTGACGGGAGAAGCGGCGGCTCCTGCGCCTTCCGCCAGCGCGGACGTAACCGGGTTTGCTTCGCGGTACTTTGCAAGTCGGTCCCTATTGGCTGCCAGATTGTGCTGGTAGGCCTCATCGAAGCTTTCGCCGCGCTGAATCATGTCAATCGGGGCTGTAGCTGCGGCGGCGGCCTCATCGCTCAATCCGGCCGTGACGCCACTCACCGCGGCATCGGTCGCAGTAGCCGGCGGGACGCCCTCATTGCTGCGAAAGGCAGCAGCGCGATAAACCTCGCCCTGATTGGTGCGGCCATCCCGCAGGCCCTCCGCGAGCTTGTCCTTGGCGTCCGCCATGAACTTGCGACGCAAAGCATCCTGCATCACTTCTCGTGATGTCCCATCAGGGAACTCCACGATGGTGTCGCCAACCTCAACTTCGATCATTCGAGATTGCCCGTCGAAGGATTAAACCGGAGCCGATTGCCGGAAGGGCGCGGCTCATACAGGCCGGCGCTCTCCGCTTCCGCGTCGCCCCAAACCCGATTTGTGGACGGCACCGGACCCGAACGCTGGCCCGTAACGTTCGACCTCACGGTAATTCCCTGCTTGGCACGCTCCCTCGCCAGCAGGATAATCTCCCGCAATTCGTTCATGGCGTTGCGGTAGTCCTCGGGCCTTTGCGCGGAATCAAGACGACCAATGGCGTCGGTCGCCTTCTGTCCCTCAATCTCCGTGATCTGGCCACCGCCTTTCAGGCTCTCAAAGGCTTGCAAGAACGCCTGCCCCTGCAACTGGCGCACGCGGGTGCCGAAGCGATATGCGTCTGTGTTCGGCACCCTCTGCATGAGCGAAAGCATACCCGTCGCCTTTTCAAGGCCGGGATCGTTTAGGATGCCGTCGATCGTCCTAACCATATTGTCGGTTTTGGCGATGACCTGCGGAAGCGCGACCTCTGCCTTGCCGGACGCCTCACCAACGACCTTATCTGCCGCCGCGCGCGCAAGGTTCTTCGGTTCATAGCCGACGACTTGACCGGACCGCTTGTCGCGCAACCCCCATCGGTCGCCAAGATCAAGCTTTTCGATGCCCGTGGAAATTGACACACCTTGCGGGATTTGCGTCTGGACGGCGCGCCCATCCTTACCAACCTGCAACAGCACCGGATTTCCTTGCGTATCAGTGCCGTATATCGGGTTCAGCCCGTACCCATCTGATCCAACCTTGCGCTGGTAATCAGCAAACCCTGGATTCTGTTGTCCGAACAGGTAGTTTCGGATTTCTTTCGTCTGCTCGGGCCGTAGAGCCTTGCCTAGCTGAGCTAATTGCATTCCCCCAGCAAGGTCGCCGCCACGCAAAAGGGAGGCCGCCGCCTGCTCATAGTTGACGTTGCCGCCTTGAGCGAGGTTCGCCAGCGTCATTTCGCGCGTCGCCTGTGTTCGCGCATTGCGGTACACATCCGGCAGATCGCCAAGCGACGAGAAATCGACGCGAGGGACAGTCAGTTCAGCCATGTGTCACCTCACGCCATCCGCCCGGCCGTGCCGCCAAGGAAGCCGGTGCCGAGCTTGGCAAGGTTGAGCCCGAGGCCCCACAGGTTGCCGCTACCCTGAAGCTCCGCGTTCGCGGCCTGCGTCGTCTGGTTGTTCTGTCCGGCCGTGACGCCGCTCGCCAGGTTGACGCGGTTCTGCGCGTCCTGCCCGTACAGGCCGGCACGGCCAGTCTCGACGCCGGCAACGCCAGACGTTGCGGCCATCTCAGGATTGATGAGGCCGGCAAGGTTGTTCTGCCAGTTGGAATATTGCTGGTTCGCCAGCCCCGTGACCGTGCCGAGCGTGTCGATCGTATTGTTACCGCTCGCCAGCATCCCGCGCGAGGCAGCCCGGCGGTCCAGCGCGTCAAGCGACTGGTTGACCATGAAGTCGTAGCCGGGATTCGTCTGGAAAGCAGATACAGCGCGCTGGTTGCCCTCAGTGCCGTTCACACCGAGGCTATCGAGATAGAGGTCTGTGCCATGTCCGTATTTCTGCGCCAACGGATCATAGGCGGCGCGGGCTGCATCGAGCGACGCAAGGCCGCCAGACATGCCGGTGTCGTAATAGCCCATGCCCTCGGTCTTGAGCGCGCCGAGACGCGCGGAGTTTTCGGCGGCGGCCTTCTTCGCCGAATCGCCGGTGAAAATGTCGAAGAGGCCCATTGTCTACCTCAATGAGAGAGGATGAACGGATACAACGAGCAGCTTCCGCCCATGTTCACGCTGACCGCGTGGCCGGAAGCGCCGTCAGGAAAGTTTAAGCAGCCGCTGCTGTATGTATGGTTCGACGTGATGTTAACCGTTAGAACCGCGTCGGCTCCTTCGGTTAAGCCGGTCCATGTGGCTGACGCGACGGCGGGCCGATACCCGATTGCAAAAGCAGCAGAGCCCCACGGGACATCAATCGAAGTCGTGGCCGGATTTCCGCTAACCGGTATCACTGGCGCCGGTGTAATTGTCTGCGCTGAGAGGCCGTACACCGCATGCAGGACGGCGTAGAGATAGAACGACGTTGTAGTGGTCGTTATCGCTACCGTGCCGCTCGTTGAGGCCGCTTCCGGTGCCATCCATACGCTGTAATTCCCACTCGACCAGACTTGCGTTGCAGCCACGCCGCCGATGGTGACGGCAGATACCGTCCAGTTCCCGCCCCAGACAAAAAGAACCATCTGCCGGCCTGGCAACGCCGTGCCGAAGTTACGTCCTCCGAAAGACCAAGTTGACTGTCCGTTGATATCTACGGCGTGAAACGCATCGGCATAAGCAACTTCGATGGGGCTTGCCGCTACCATCGGGACGATGTTGAGCGTCATTGCCGCGCGAAGATGGCGTAGTCGGCGCCGTCCGAGCCGAAGAAATACATGATGATCGTGAACTTGTGTCCGTTCGTCGTCGTCAGGCTCTGGCTTGGATATTTCTTACCCCAGCCAGTGAACGTTACGGTGCCAGCAGACGCTCCGTTGGTGACGTGCAGCACAACGGTCGAATCCTTGGTCACGCTGGCCGGGCTGAGCGTGAAAGACCCGTTGAACGTTGCGCCTTGATGCTGGCCGTTCTGCGGGTCGATCGTATGTGTGCCGCTTGATAGTGTCCCAAGCGGATAGCGGTCGTTGTCAAAGCCGGCCTTGATCGTCTGGCGCGCGCGCTCGGTAAGCGCCCGTTCGCCGTCGTCGTACAGTTCTTCCGCGTTTATGGTGCCGTCGCCCTTGTCGCCGCCGGTCGGGCTTCCGACAAGCACCTTGCCGGCAATAACACTTGCCGTCTCAACCAGCTTTTGGGCCTGCCACATGAAACGCTGGATGGACTTCTTAAACTTGAAATCCGTCTCGCTCGCGCGTCCAGCCGAGTCGACTGCGCGAACATCCTGGTTTGGAAGCCTCATGCCACCTTCGCCTCGGCTGACATATCGCCGGCCATCAAGCCGAAGGGGCGGGGGTCGCTCATCCTGATCTTGTAGACGCGGCCCTGCGCGCCGGTCTGGCCTTGCAGGAACACGGTCACGCGCTCAAGAAACCGCCCCTGCCTGCCGCGATTTCTCAGGCGAGGCAGGGAGAACGTATTTCCACCGTCATCGCTGTAGCTGATTTCCACACGCGGCGCGGTTTCGTTCGGGTCAATTCCTTCCGCGTCACCGATGCCAGTAGAGAAGTCGAAGTCGGCCCGCGCGACACGAAGGCGTTGCGGAAACTTGTGAACCGGAGCCGACCAGACCTCGCAGACCAGCGGCGCGCCAACCTCGGTCTGCGCCGCAGAGGAAATCTCAACGATATTGCCGCTGTTCAGATCGCCGCAGAGCCATTTGCCGAATGCGTTAAAGGGCTGGGTGCCGCGCCAGCGGGTCGCGCCGTAGCTCCTGCGCTCGTTCCACTTGCTCGTGTTCAGATCAAATTCCCAAGTCCAGTCCGGGCAGGACAATACCCATTTTGGATGCCCGGCCGCGATATAGACCCCTGCTTCCAGCGTCGTCTTGTCCGCCACTGCCTCAATCAGCCGGTCCAGATCAGGCGGGGACACCTTCTCGGGCGTATAGCCATTAAGGACGTGGACGGCGTTGTCGTCGCCAACGAACATCAGCGCCTTGCCGAAACCATCCTCAAAGCCGGCTATGGCATGTGGCCCGATAATGCCACGCTGGATGACTGCCACTCGGTTGAACGGGAACCCCGTATCGTTCGGGTTATCGCCGTCCCATACCTCTATCGAGCCCGAGCCGCACAGAAGCAGGTTGCCGTTCCATGCCACGGGCCGGTGCAGGGTGTCAGCCTTCGCCTCGGTCGTGATGAAGTCGTTCGAGCCGAACGTTGTGGCGTTGAGGCCGGATGCGAAGCAGCGACCGTCCTGCGACGTGACGAAGAAGTACCCATCGAGAAAGACCCCGGCCGTAATCGTCGGCAGGTCAGGGTCGGCCAGATCGTCTATCTCGTCATTGGATAGGGTAAACACGCCGGCCGCGCAGATGATTAGCACGTCCGGGATAGGGCGTCTGTTGTTGCGGAGAAAGTAAACCTTGTCGGTGCCGTCGAGATCGTCAACAGCAGTCGCTGTGCCACCGGACGCCGGGTATTTCACCACAGTGCCGGCATAGGCCGCATAGATATTGGCCCCGAGGATCAGCGAGCCGCGGAATGTCTCCTCATCGGAGGTGCCCCAGCCGGCAAGGCCCGGCACGCGATGGATCACGGCGCGCGCCCGTGCGTTCTCTCCCAGCGCCTCAGCGAATACGTTGATGAGCCGCCCCGCGCCTTCCGAGGGCGATGCGCCGGGAAAGGACGAAAGGGGGAGGGGAATAGCCACCATCAGAAATACTCAACCCTGAGCGTCTCGTAAGTCGGTGGCGCGGCTGTGAGGCGGCGCAAGGCCCGCTCGTCGATCTGCTTCGCGTCCTCGTTCATCGGGGAGCCAAAGCGGGGGCCAGCGACATTCGCCAGCAGACGGGCGAGGGGAAGGAACCAGCTATCGGGGATTTCCTCGATGTCCTGCACGACGCAGACGCCATCGGCCGCCAGCTGCTCAATCAGCGGATCGAGGTAGTTTCCGACCGCCGTCAGTTCCTCGACTTCCGGCTCCTGGTTAGGGTCCATCCCCGTGAGGATCGACAACGCCTCCGTTTTTAATTCGTTTGAGTTTTTTGGCATGTCGCGAACCTGTCGTAGAAGTCAAACGTGTAAACCAGCGACCCGACATGGCCGCACATATTTGAGACTTCGTGGTCGATGAAGATTTTCTCGCCAGCCTCATTCAGCTTGCGGCAGAAGTACATATCCTCGCCGGAGTAGATTTGCTTCTCTTCATTCCACCGGACCTCGAAATGAGGCTTGGGGATTTTGCGGATTGCATCCATGTCGAGAAGAAACAGAGCCAGCCCGACTGCCGCGACCTGTTGCAGCCCGTCCTTGCCCTTCGATTCAATCCATTCCCCGTTTAGACCCTTAGCCGTGTAATGCAGATAGTCCGGGTTTTTGCGGAGAGAATTGACGCCGATGCAACGCTTGCCCTTGGCGTATAGCCGATGGGCCAGATCGGGCGGAAACACCATATCGTCGTCCAGCATCAGCATGTGCGAATGCTTTTCGGAGAGACACTCATCGATCATGCCTTGCCGGGCGACTGACAGTAGCGAGCAATTCTTGGCAATCTTCAGATCGATGTTATCAAATGTCGGCTTGGCCGCGCAGTAGGCAACCAGATGCGCAAGGCAACGCGTGAAATCCGGAACATGATCGCGGTTCGAGATGACGCAGATCGCGAGCGATTTCATCAATACCTCAAACCAAAAAAGGCGGGCAGCCGAAGCTGCCCGCCCGATCGCTTAGTCGTCGCCCATGAACATGAACGACACCGAGAGCGTGCCATTCACATCCAGCCAGCCGTTTCCATCCACGGTCGCGGCCGAGCCCGAGAAGTTCAGGACAAGATCGCAAGCCGTCGCGGTGCCGTTGATCACGGAACCGTTGGTAACAGCCGTGCCGGTCGTGGTGCCGCTGGAGAGCGTCTGCGACACCGCAGAACCGACATTGACGCTGGTGCCAGTCAGCGCCCCGTCCGCAGCGGAGGAAACCGCTACGGTGCCAATCGCTATGACGAACGCGGTGTCGTTGGGAACGCCCGTGCCGTCACTAACATACGACGTATAGTCCTGACGTGAGCCGAGGAAGGCAATCGCCTGCTCGCTGAAGTCAAAGAACTTATAGGCGCCGTAGGAGCCGGAGCCGGCCGCATCGGTGACGCTGATGCGTGCACGCTTGAACGTGAAGTCCATGCGGCACACACCACTCATGCGGTCGTACTTGACATCGGTAACCTCAATCCGGCCCGAGGCGGGCTGGTTCAGGGTTCCGAAGTCTGCAAGCACCGGATAAGTGCGTTTGGGAAGAGTCATGTCACCCTCCCTTACGCGTCGGCCGCAGAGGAGAAGAACCCCGTGACCACGCCCCACTGCTTCAGGCTGGACGAGACCTTGAAGAAGGTCTTGGCAACGCCGTAGCACATCTTCACGCCCGCACCCTTGACGAACTGATAGTCCGTAGAGTCGCGGAACGTCGGCGTCGGCATCTTCGCCCACGGCATTGCAAGCGCGTTCTGGCCGCAGAAGAACACCGGCGAGATGCGGGACGAGCCGTCGCCGCCGGTCTTCAGATTTCCGACGATGCCAGAGGTCCAGATATCATCGACGAAGTTGTCGATTTCCGGCACCTCACGGATAATCACGCCGTCCCAGTTCAGATCACCGTCCTGGAAGATGATGTTGTCGATCGAACGGGGGCGCGCATTCTGGTGTGCCGTGCCCAGCGAGGTCTTGAGGTCGCGGAACGCGGTCGTGCCGGTAAACGCCACGAAGTAGTCGTAGCCGTCCTTGGTCTTGAACGGACGAATACGCGGCTGCGCCAGCTTGGCAACACGCTTGAGCAGGCTCACCGAGGAGGAGGTGAACTTGTCGTTCGTCACGTCGATCTTGCCAAGATCGGTGACGTGCGTGCCGGAGTAGTTGCTGATCGCATTGCCGTAAAGGATGCGGTCGGAGTTGGCTGCGGCCCAAGCGTTCAGGCCCGTAGCGGTTGCGTCCGCGTACAGCTCACCGTTCACGCGCTGGCCGGCAGACGAACCGAGGCCGGACGGAGCCGACTCGGACGGCAGAGCCATGAACGCCTGAATGATCTCATCGCGCTGGAGTTCCTTGCCCCAGTC